TTCCTCTAGCGTGCCTGTTCTTGTTTTGATTGTGAGCTTCATGGGCTCGGTCTCCTTTTCTATCGGGAATGGGTTTGTCTCTTGTGGAGAGGGGATTGGTGGTTTTGGATAGTGGGTGGATGGGACATCAGTTTGCTCGAAACTGTTCATGGTTACCTCCATGTTGGGACCTGGCGAAGGTCTTGGTTCTAGCCATAAAAAAAAGATTTTGATATTATAAATATAGTTATAGGATTAAAGGCTAATATTACTCACACGCCTACCACCAAACCTTTGCATCGATTACATTCAACCCAAGGCTCTTCATCATCTCCAGGTTAGGATCTTCGTCATCCATGGCCCATTGGAGATCGTATTTCTTCATTAGCATGTTAATCATATTCTCCTTATATTTCCTGCTGCTAATACCATCCCACCTTAGAGGCCTGTGCCAGATCGAATCAACTAAATGATCAATCTCTAATTGCCGCAACTTCTTCCAAGTATTAACCTTGCAATTCTGTCCACGTGCAGTTAAGAACACAAGCTCATAGCCCATCAATTTAAAGGCTTGAAGCATAGCTATACCCCCATCTAGTGCATCTGCATTGAGCGTTTCTTGTACCCACTGGTCATTACGCTCCATTGACCAGTTTGGTGTGACACTCACAAGAGTGCCGTCGATGTCCACAAGGACAGCTTTTGGTTTCATGATTTTCTCCGATCACTAGGGCCTAGACTTGATGTCTAGTGACTACCCATAAAAGAAAAACCTGGGAACTGACCCCAGGTATTCTTTCTCGCATTTAAGCTGATCGCTTGTTGCAGAATTGACAAGGTGCATCGGTGTTGATACCTTTAACCCCATTGTCGTTCGTCCATTCAGTTGCTTGCCAACCTACTGGATTTGGTCCGTATTGCTTTTTGATTGCATTGTTCATACAATCTTTACAGGAAACTGTTACTCCCCTGTATGCATACATCCATTCTTTCATGATATACCCCTTTCAAAAGGTAGATTATTTTGTTTGAGCAGGACATCCCTTCTTGGGACCTAAGACCTACTCATAAAAAGAAAACTCCCCGAAGGGAGTCTTCTTAATCACCAATTATAATAATATGTATAGGATGGTAAATCCTCTTATACTCAGTGGCTATTAAGCTAACTGAGTGGTTTAGCCTTCAGCCAAATGAGTGGTACCGACAACGGTTCCAGCAGGAGATGACAAGAGCGTAATGTAGTGAGTCTTCGCATCAGCGAATGCTTTGCAATTTTTGTCGTCAATAGACATTGTTGACAAACGCTCCTCAGTGTACGCAAGTAGACGCACCGCATACTCTCTTGATATTTCCGTAGACATTGCTGTCTCCTTCGGGATGAACATGTTTTACCTCCATGTTCTAATGCCCACATCGGAGTGATGCAGGACTTGGCAATCGTCAAACTACCCATAAAAGAAAAACCTCCCGAAAGAGGTTCGTCTTTTCTCATTTTATGTTTCCAGGCATGAGTGCCTAGCTGTTACACAGCTTAGTCAGCAATTGGAGTTATTTGTTACACGCTGGATGCGTGCACGTAACCCCTGCTGAGACCGAACTACTTTCTGATGGGTACCACCGTCCGAAGTCTACATTCCTGATGAGAACATCAGTGAAGGTAACCTCCTTCTGGCATACCTCACAGACCTTTTTGGTTGTGGGTTTGTAAAACGTCCTGAGACGAGAATCAATCCAGGTTACCCCGTAATTGAGACAAGTCTCACACGCATACTCCCCACACCCGCAAGGAGTGTAGTTGGCCATGAAATCATCAAGTGTTAAAAACACCATGACAATCTCCTTTCCCCATGGTTTCACCCATGGATAAAGGCGCACACCGGGTTGGCGTACGACTCGGCAATCACCCGTGATGATGACTACCTATAAAAGAAAAACCCCAGGGGATTGCCCTGAGGTTCTTCTTGACAGAGTATTTATCTACGCCCCTGACTGGCGCAAGCACAAATGGCTAAACCAAGTTAATTACTTGGTAGTTGGATAAGTTGTCCTGGGTAAATGGTTGAGCCACCAATAAGCTTTACTGTCTTATTCCTGGCATTCTCCAAGTTCCCTGTACAACCATTTTCCTTGAGTACATCCCATACTGTGTCGTTTTGTTGAACGATAACAGTAACGGATGGGCAAGTGAATTGTTCGTTAGACTCAAGCACTTTGACTAATCCGAAGATTACCAAAGTAGCAAGAACCCAACGTACTATGGTTTTACGCATGGATACTTTCCTCCTTTCTGAATAGATGGCCTACCAAGCCTAGAATCTATCCATAAAAAAAAGAACGTACATAAGAGGGTATACCCCCGTACCCTCGTTAAAACTTTACAACACATATACTATTCACTATTACCACCCTGAAAATTTTCCCCTATTTCTAAAGCCTATTTGTTTTATACCTGTATATAGGTTTTCTTCAAATACCGTTCGCTCTCAAAATTTTTCCCCTAAAAATTCTCCCTACGAGTTGCTAACACACAAAACCACTGATAAGTTATCTCTCAAGTCGGAAATCGCCGGCAAAACAATACAGAAAGTAAAACTACTACAATGACTATAGATCCAGAGAACATGATCCTAGAAACTACAGATACCGTAGAGACGTTCCTATCTGACTATATGAAGTCTGATTACGACTCATACAGATCAGCCTACGGTGATACCGAATACGATTCAGACAACTACGGATACGATTACTAATCGATCCTTATACAATAGATAGAAAGACCACTCACTAATGACAAATCCAACAATGCCAAATAATATAATGGTAGGCTCAGAGAAGTTGTTCAGAACAAAAGCTCCCTGGAGACTAGATAGTTCCTTCATAGGACAGCTATCTAAAGATCACAGATTATTATTGTTTAAAACAATGTTCTCAGACGTAGACTACAGACATAGCGTAAATGTAAAGAAAATCTCTAAGAAGCTATATAATATCTCACAGATCAAACATGAACACCTGACTTTTATAGGACTGGGTCAAGATACACAAGTATTATTAGATCTGTATAATAAGTATGGATTCAAGTTTGATACAGCTATACTGATTAACAATACTATACCTATACACAAACTAGATCCTCTACTTGAATTTTGTGCGGTCTATAACTTTTGGACTAAAGATATGGGCTTTGACAACCGCATTGAATGGGCCGAGATCAATGAGTGCGTAAGAACAAAAATTCCAGCTCACCTCTCGAACAGATTAGCTCTAGAAGTGGCTGGATGTTTAATATATGAAAGATACGAACTAACGCATCTAGAGAACAATTATTCTAAGATATTATATGTTTAGTCTTCGTAATCATTAGGATTGAATGTAAATACATTGGGAATGTCTTTAGCAAGTGATCTGACGACATCTTCTTGAGGTTGTTTAGTCAAACTTACTAAGTCTTCAACAATTTCCCATTGAGCAGTAGAAAAGACGGCTAGAGTAATCTGGCCGTCTTCTTCGTGTAACACCGTAATAACAGAGTCTTCCATATCAGGAATGTCATCTAGGTTAACTAGGAACTCCCCCGAATCACCACCCATCTCACCAGAGACTATGATTCTCTTCATTAACTCTATGAAATATTCCATATAAGTAGTCTTTCTACTAGGAGTTGTGTATCAATTTAAAAAAAATAAACGCCCGATTTTTTTAGGCGCGGTTTTGTTTAGGCATTGGTCTATTCACTTTAGTCATAGGGATACCATTTGAAGAAGCTAAGTTCCTCGCTCTACCCATGTTTTTCATACTTCTAGTATTAGACTGTTTTGCAGCCCCAGAAAACATCTTACCGAAATTACTACCTCTACTCATGAAATCTCCTTAGAGTTAGAATGTAGTTGTAATAGTAATTTAAAAATCTTCAGATTTGCGTAAATCGTTACGAATATCTTCTAAAGCTTTTTGAACTCTATCTATTCTACGATCAAGCTTTTCTATAAAGCCGTTTGAGAACTTGAAGTTAAGGTTGAGAGACATAGCTGCACCTTCAAAGGCAGAATACTTAATGATTGCGCCTTCGCTACCAAACTTAAGCTTTTTGTTAGACTTTTCGTCTTTTTTCTTAAATTGATAGACATTTGTCTCATCTTCTGAGAAATATTTATAATACTCTTTGTAAAATTCTTCTTCATTATTCATGTTCTATAATCTCCGTCCATTTATCGCCACATTCTCTACATTCAATGAATAGGCACTTTTGTTCTTGTTTTTTGCCTGGCTTAACAATAAAGTTAGTTGGCACTGGGCAGTCTGGACATGGGTCTATGTCAAATTTGTTTGGCTGCATCTTTGATCTTGTTTTTTATCTCATTAAACAGTTCTGTATTGTCACGCAAGTTTGTTATTGCGTTTTCTCTACCTTGTGCAAAAAGTTCACCTTCTTGATAAATCCACGCACCTTTTTGCGTAAAGATTCCTTGGTCCACTGCCACATCAAAAACACATCCATGTTCGTCTATTCCTTTTCCGTAAAATATATTAAATTCTGTTATCTTCATAGGGGGTGCCATCTTATTCTTGATGATCTTAACCTTAGAAGTAATTCCAATTGGGTTTCCAGACTTATCCTTGATATCTTCCTTCTTGCGAATGTCGATACGCACAGATGCTGCATACTTCAATGCCATACCACCTGGAGTGGTCTCTGGGTTGCCGAACATTATACCAATCTTACTTCTTAATTGGTTAATGAATATAATAAGAGTTTTGTGCTCATTAGCTAATCCAACAAGCTTACGCAATGCTTTCGACATCATGCGTGCCTGCAAGCCCATCTGGTTTGCCTCCATATCGCCCTCAAGCTCTGCCTTAGGGATCAAAGAAGCAACTGAGTCTACTACTACCAGACCAATCTCTCCGGTCCTAATAAGCTTGTCTACGATCTCTAAACCTTGCTCGCCGTAATCGGGCTGAGCTAAAAGTAATTCATCTAGGTCTACACCAACGGCTTGCATGTAAATTGGATCAAGAGCATGCTCTGCATCTACATATGCACAACGAATGCCAAGCTTTTGTGCTTGTGCAACCACTGACAAAGCAAGTGTTGATTTACCAGAAGACTCTGGTCCAAATATTTCTACTACTCTACCTTTTGGTAGACCACCAATTCCTAATACCTTATCAAGAGATAAAGCACCTGTTGGGATTGCGGGCCATTTTTCAAAGTGGGAAGAACCTAATCTCATTACAGATCCGGTACCAAATTGTCTTTCGATTTGAGCTATGGCTAACTCAAGTTGTTTTGATTCATCCATGTATACATTCTACCACAGGCATAGCTTCATCAGTAGGTTTGCACTCGATAGCTTTTATCTTATCTATAACCTTTTGCTTAGCTTCTTTTAATTGCCATCTCAACTCGTAATCTGCAGCAAGTGTTTTTTCGTTGATTTGATCTAACAACCTATATAATTTTTGTAGTTCCAATTGTTTGGGGTTCTTTTTTTGCAAGGGGAGAACGTCTTTCATGATATACTTTGGGACAACAAATATAGCATAGAAGCACAGGAATAACAACACATGAAAAAAGTAGAGTTTGATCTCGATTATGTCAGAGCAGTAAAACTATTAAAGACAAAGATTAACACTCCGCATGACCTAATTAGGTACTGGGCATTTAGTGGTCCTTGTTTAGAACCACATCCAGAAATAGAAGATATTTCCGAGTAGGATTTGACAAGTACCGTATAGTGGGGTGTATAATCTGTATACAGCAGCCCTATCTAACCTATGGGTTATCCGTAGCTAGCAAAGCATACACGTTAGTTTAATAATACTATGTGTACCAATACACTATACAGGTGCTTAAAATTATTTTTAAGTTACTATAGGTTTAACAGCCTAGGAGTTAGTGTATGAGAATATATCAAATATTCTTTCCAGAATTAGCAACGTATGTTAAGTTTAAAGTTTTGGACCCAGAAGAGATCCAGACTTTCTTATCTTCATGTCCTAAAGTTGAATCTGAATTAGAGTTCAAAAAATTTAAGAAGAAGGTTATTGAGCATTTTATTTTTAACCTAAAGAATGAAATCTCTGAATGCTTACGAGCAATGTCACGCAAATCTGCTGAGAAATGCTTAGATGCAATATACGCAGGCTGCGTTATGCTAAACCCAGGTTTGGATATAGACCGGATGGATAAACATTGCCTATGATGCACCAATGCATATCAATCCATTTTTATTTGATGACGAAGATGATATAGCTTCTAAAGCATTCCTTGATACAATTAAAAACTTTAGAGGTAAATTTCCTAAAGTAGATGAAAACGATCTACCAATCTCAGGTAATGCTAAAGAAAAGCCAGACGTTAAGTCTAAGCAGATTACTAAGCAAAAGTTCCTTGGTTTAGAGCCTTATCTTAAGAATAATATTATTGGCCAAGAGCATGCTGTTAGTGCTTTAATAAATGCATTAAGAAGATCTCAGACTGGATTACATGATCCAGATAGACCATTGGGTGTTTTCTTATTTGCTGGATCTTCTGGAGTTGGAAAAACGCATCTAGCTAATGCTCTTCATAAATATCTATTTGGGTCAGATTATCCAATGGTTAGAATCGATTGTGGAGAATTTCAACATAAGCACGAGAATCAGAAACTAATAGGTTCTCCTCCCGGCTATGTAGGTCATGACGAAGGTGGGCAGTTAGTTAACCTAGTCAAGAAATATCCTTATACTGTAATACTTCTTGATGAAGTAGAAAAAGCTCATCCGGATCTATGGAATACATTCTTAAGAGTTTTTGATGACGGAGTGTTAACTGATGGTAAAGGTGAAATTGTAAACTTTAAAAATACAATTATTATTATGACCACAAATCTTGGAAATGATAAAACATCTGAACATTTACTTTCTGGCGGAGCTGGATTCACCAACAATGTTAATTACAAAACTGGGACAAAGATAGTACCAAGTAGATCGATCGTTGAGAGAAATACAAACGACGCAGTTAAAAAACATTTTAAACCAGAGTTTTTAAATAGAATAGACAAAACTGTTATATTTAATTATCTATCAGACGAAGACTGCTCAAGAATAGCACAGCTGGAGATGTCGGTAATAGCAGAGAAACTTTCCAAAAAAGGCTTTTCAATGGAGTATAACGATAACGTTATCTCTGGATTGATTGCAGAAGGAATAGATTCAATCAAGGGAGCTAGAGGTTTAGCTCAAATAAGAAGAGATAAAATAGAATCTCAGCTAGCAGAGTCGATAATGGACAACCCAACACCAAGAGGATCCATATTTCAAATAGACTATGAAGATTCTGTATTTAAGTTTAATGTAATTAAGCCATCTAAAAAACAGGACTTAATAAAAGAAGCATAGTTACTATTAAGTGGTAAATAGTTTAAATTAGGAGACAACAATGCGAGCAGTAGGTACATCATCCGGAGCTATGGGTCTTTTGGGACAAGCTAAAAGTGGAATAAAAAGCATGGGATATAAAAAAGGTGCTGCAGTTGCAGCTGGCGTAGTTGGCGCAGGTGCCATGATGAGAAGAAGAAAATCTGGATTAGATAGTATGCCAGGTAGACCAACTGGGATAAGGAACTACTAAGATGGCAAGATTTAATTCAATGTATAGGTCTGTTGGCACCATGGCTCAAACAGTTCTTCATGGCACTAAAGCAGCTGCACCAGCTGCACCAGCTGGAATGAGAGGGTCGGCAACGACACGACTTGCAGCTACGAGAGCATCACAAATAAAAACTGGCAAAAGAGTAGTTGGCGGAGCTGCTGCTATGGCACTCATGGGTAGAGCCAATAGAGAAAAGCCAGTTGGTGGATATAATCCAAGGAGACCAGTTATGCCAGTTCCCCAAAATGGAAGACCAATGTAATATGACTAATTGGGAAAGTTTTATTAATGAGTCAGGTGATTTTGAGCTGCCTAACTTTTTATATAGAACTATTAATGATTTGATGAAACAGTCTTTGGACATGGGCACATTATTGTCTAACGACCAACATAAATTAAGAGCCTATAAAGAACAGACTAAAAAAATGTTTAAAGCACGTTGGTTTGAAATAGCTAAAGCTCTTGAGTTTTTTAATATAATAGACCCATGTATTTGTTCTTTAAGCGAAAAAGAACTATACTGTGATGTTTGTAAAGGTGCTAGATTTATAATTAGCTCAACGTTAACTGCCGACGAGATGAAGGAAGTTGGCTTCTTTATTAACGCAGCAGACAATTTAGAAATAGTACAAAAGCTTCAAAAGAGTCTTAACGAAATACTAATGGATCGTTAGATGTGTTATGTCCAAGGTGCGATTTCAAGTTAGAAAACATTGTAGAGTTTTTCATAGAAGAACCTGAATTTATATATACAAAAGAATATTATTGTACTAAATGTAAAAGTTCTATGATAGAACACTTTGACAACAATGGTTTCTATGCAACAGAGTGGATTGATTTTAATGTCTAATATAGAAAAAGCAAATAATAAGAATGGTTTCATGAAAGAATTTGAGTCTTTAAGACCAGATCTTTTTTTTCCGGATCACTGGAATGAAGAACAGATAAATAAAGCTATAGAATTGGTTAAGCCACAAAAAACACGAACTGCAATGTTCTCTTCAATTCCAATGAATTGTGAAGCAGAGAGATGTGTATATGCTTCAACATGTCCATTGTTGAAAGAAAACGTTGCTCCAAAGAATAACCCGTGCCCAATAGAGATGTCGATGGTTTCTCAATTTACTGCCGAATATCTTGAGCAGCTAGATGTTAATCCTAACAACTTGGTAGAAGTTTCAATGGTTAGAGATTTAGTCGACCAAGAAGTTCAGTACATTAGAAAAACAAAACTACTTGCCAAAGAACACTTCATTCAAGAAAATGTTATTGGAATAGATCAAGATGGTCAACCAATACTTAAGAAAGAATTACATTTAGCTGTAGAACTAGAAGACAAGCTACACAAGCGTCGCAAGGATCTTAGAAATCAATTACTTGCAACGAGAGAAGCTAAAGCTAAAGTTGGTCAAGTTCAACTTGATACAGCACAAGCAATTTCAGATATTATCAATAAAGTTCAATCTATAGAAAATCAAAGAGAAAAAATTCTTAAACAAAAACTTGGAACTTATGAGGTAGACGATTATATTGAATCACAGGAAATAAAGGATGAGTAAATTAGACGATCTAGTCAATATGTACAAGAGATTGTTTCCTCATATACCTGAAGAAGAGATAAAAGAAAAGGTAATGCGAAATGCAAGGATCGGTGTTGATCCTGTGTTATCTTCAGCAGTATTGGACATGCATCCTACGGATTTGCACCCAGGGGATACAGTAATGGAAAGGTTAAAAGACCTTCAAGCTTCATATGGAAAAGCATTAGAAGCAGAACTGGAAATGCCAATTTCAACTCTTGAAAAAAATCAAACAATTCAAACCGCAATGTCAGCTCCAACTATGAATCTCAGTTTGATATCAGATAGACAGGTTAGAAACGCTCTAAATGATCAATGGCAAGAATTAACTATGGGTGGACTTAATGAAAATGTTGGGTTTCCATCAGTCTTAATTCCATCAGGAAACGTTAGATCACAAAGTGTTTTATACAACATGCCCGATTCTAACCATCCATTATCAGTTCTAATGTCAGGTAGAGCTGTTTCAGTCTCTAATGAAAAAGTTGGAGAAAAAGCTATGTCAGTTTCTTCCAGTGCTATCCCAACAGTTGAATATTTGCAAACAATGATTTCTAGGAGAGACCCCCAAGAAGTAGTACAGCAAGCAATTGATAATGGAAGAAGATTGAGAATAATGACTTCTGACATTGAGACAGGTGGAGTTGGTCCGTATGACTTAGCTAGATCTGTTTTTGGGCAAACGTACGAAATGCCAACCGATACAGCAACAGATGTTGCTGGAGCTCTAAAAGGTATTAGCCAAAGCACTAGCCCATCAGATACTTTTAACTTTCATATGTTACTGCCAGAAATGCAGACTCTAACAAGGGGTCAAAGAAGAGGTCTTCCTGCAGTTCAGTTGGGAGGACGTTTAGCTGACATAGAAAGTGGAAGACTCTTACCCGGAGGAGGTATGTCCTCAGGTGCTGGTCGAATATTTGATCTTACAACCAAACAAGGAAGAATTGATTCAGCAGCGGAACTAACCAAGTACCTTCAGTCAATAGCTGACCCAGACACAATGTTGCTTGGTAATAACTTTGTTAGTTTTGACATACCAAGGTTATTAGCTACAGCATCTGCAATACCAGAGTTCATGGAAAATCCAGAAGCCAGAGGAATAATAGAAGCTGTACAAAAAAAAGCTGCTAGCGATAGTGTGATAGATGTTACTCAAATGTCTAGGCAATATTTATCTGGAATAGTAAGAGACAGAATGGCTTCTCTTGTTATGACTCCTGAAACTATAATAGAACGTGGACTAACTTCTCTTTTATCTCCAGAAAGTTTAGCAAAAGCTGGCATAGTAGGAGAAGGCGTTAAGCCTTTCAGTATTGAAAATGTAGTTACGTCAACTAATGTATTAGAACAAATGTACGATTTCACGGACTCTGCTGGCAACACTCCTATGAGGCAAGCTGTACTAGATTTAGCTGGTGGATCTCACATCTCTGAATTAGACGCACAGTTATCTATGTCAATTTATAGGGGTATTGTAAGTGGAGATTTAGATATTCAAAATCCTTCTAAAAGAGCAGATCTATCAACGACTAGAGGGCAAAGCATAGCTTCTGCATTAGATGCAGTCAGTAGAGCAACTGCTACTGTACCAACTTCTAATATAGCAAGCATGGGCGAAATTTCAGATCAGGTATTTGATTTTTTAACTGATCCGTCTGGTGCTTCAGATAGAACATTAATCGGTGCAAGAGTCAAGATTATTGATAGCGCAACTGGACAAGTAGAGGGATTTCTACATTATAATCCTGAAATAAGTGCATACGAAAAAGTCTTTTCCGATCCAAGAAGAGCGCCTCAACGCATGTCTTCAGCAAAAGATGCCAGAAATGTAATTAGAAGAGCAATGTCAGAAACAGAAATCAAAACGGCAAAAGATGGATCTACGTATACGGAATATGGACCAAACGTTATTTCTACTGGAATAAACGTTGCAGAAGCAAGTCAGATGAACTCTACTTTAGCAGCGGTATCAAGATTCTCTGGTCTTTCAACGATAGCTAGAGGACCAGGAGCATTTTTATCAACTGAAGCAGACGAAGATGCTTTTGTTGCGGCAATGACAACTACTAGAAAACATATAGGTTTTCCACACTTAAGTGACAGGCCAGAATCAGTAACATCAGGGCCAAGAAAACTTGTGAACAATATGTTATATCGTTTCGAGATGCCGAACGCTGCATCTATGGCAACAGCACAAGATCTTATATATCAAGGAGGAGCAGGATTAGCCGTTCTAGATCCAGTTATGAGATCTAACTTTGTTGCCATCTCTACATTAACTTCTGCAGTACCATACCAAGGTGATATGAGTGAAATGGCTAAAGAAATAGCTAAAAAAGCAGAAGCACAAAGAGCAGTAGCAGAAGGTAGAATTATGACCGATGCGCAAATTGAAGCTCTTGTTTCTACAATGCCACAGGCACAAATAGATTCAATCAACTTAAGAGCAACAGATAGTTCATTATATTTATCAGAACAAACTGTATCTCATGTTCCGGTAATCAAAAAGACTAGGTTAATTAGTGCTCAAACAATGCAGCCGACTAAGCCATTAATATCTCGTTCAGTCCTTTCTGAAATGAGAATTACCGAGGGCGGCAAGTCCGTTCCAATGGTAGATTCTGCATTTTGGAAAAAAGCTGGACTAGATACTTCTACTCTTTCTATAGTAAAAACTCCAACTAGGGATATTGTAAACTTAGTTGCTGGCAAAGGAGGAATGGCGAGAGATGACGCAGGAACTTTTGCAGAATCGTTATTAGACGTATTGAAGGCTAAGACTTCATTAACAGTTGAAGAGATGGTTGAACAAGGGTTGTCTTACAGTCTTGAAGAAGCCGGTCAAATAAAAGCGCTTTTGGCAAACAACACTCCTGAAGTAGTACAAAGGTTAAGACAATTCTCCGAAGGATTAGCACAAAGATTAATGGAATCTGGTCCTGCTATTGGAGCAATTGAAGGCGAAGAAGCACGAGGTATCACAGCAGTTCTACAGAAGGCTGGTTCAGACATTGGAAACGATCAACCTGCCATAGCTAGAGGTATGGTTTTTCAAACTCAAAGAATGGGCGAAGAAACAATTAGTTTCTCCGGATCAATCCCGCAAGCAGCAAGAGATCAGTTATCTCACATGGGTGGAGCAGAATCTGCTGCAGTCAATTCAGAGTTAAGTGGCAGTTTAATGCAAGAACATTTGCAAGCTTTAGGTAAAGCAGAGTCTAGTGACACATTTATGGGCAAGCTAAAAAATATCTTTCATAAAGACAGGGTAGATGCTGGAGTCTTTGGAACTAAGTTTGGCAGGAATAGAACAGGCAGAGATGCCGCTATCTTGGACGGTCTAGCTAAAATTAAACCAAAATTAGCATTGGGAACAATTGCTGTTGGAGCAGCAAGTGCTGGTTACTATTTAGCTAAGAAGCAAAGATTAAATAAAATGTATGATCAAACCATGCAACAGCAACCTTATGAAGATCAAGGAATGATTCAGCAGGCAAATTCTAGTATTCAACAAGATAATCAACAGACAAGCGCTAGAAGAGATCCTTTAGTCACAGCTGGCGTTGTTGGAAATTTAGACAGAAATAAAATTGGGCATACGGGGATGGGCCCAAATAAATATAACCATCTTTACGGAGGATAACCAAAATGCCAATAAGCGCAGATTCAGTAAGTTCAGGCATAGATGCTGGTAGAAGCATGCTATCTATGATAGGATCATCTGGCATTGGCCAATTAGCTAAAGATGTAATGGGCTCTAAAAAAGGTAAAGCAGCAGTTCTTGGTGGATTATTTTTAGCTGGTGTTGGAAAAGAAGTAGTAAGACCAACCATTAAAGCTGGATTAGATGTAGCCTTTGATGATCCAAATGCAGATCAAAAAGTACTTGGAACAGATCTAACTCCTTCAATGTTGATTGGAGCCAACGTAGGAGGTCCCGTAGGAAGCCTTGCAAGGGGTGCTAACGCCTATAGATTTGGAGTTGGTGGCACTGACCCCTATACTGCTCAAAGGAACGTAGGAAGAGCTGGAGCAGCTATTGGTGCTGTTGGTGGTGGATTAATGCGGCTATGGACAAAAGGGAACTAAAGGAGCTATAATCGGAGCTATTGCTGGCGGAGCTGCTGGAAACGTAGCAGGAAGAGTAACAGGTGCAGGTGGATCTTTAATGTTTGCTAAAAACTATGCGCAAACAAATGCTCAAATATTAAATCAATCTCCCTTTTATAATAAATCACTAATGACAGCAGACAGAATGAATGCTAGTGGGGACATTGTTCTCGGAGCTCATAACACCAGAAGAGGTCAATACTAATGGCTGAAATGGACAATTTTTCTCAGCAAGTTCAAGGTAGTGCTCAGGCAACGGCACAACAACAAATGCCACTAGGATTAAGAGCTATGGCTGCTATGCCATTTCAGTTTGGAATAACTCAGTTAGTTGGCTGGAACGCACAAAGGTATTCTAATACAATGTTTGGAGGTGGTGTCCTCGACACCGCTTCAGGAGCTACTGGCAAAAGAGCTGCAGTTAAAAACTTTCTAGGAAGAAGAACCGGAGCATATGCCGGTGACGCAATGCAAGATAACACCCAGTATGCATTTGGTAGAAGTATCTTGGGTGATGATAGAAGCATCTTTGGCAAGAAACCACTTGGAGGTGGGCGAAAAGCAAAGGCCATGGCTATGAACGCCCCATTGAATCCAGCTACATTTTTTAGATTTGATTCTGTAGCTAGATTAGCAGGAGCACCAGGAGATCCTTCAGTGTACTCACCTTTTGGTACTGGAATGAACTTGATTACAGGCAAAGCAGTAAGAGGAAAAGGTAGGATTGGAAACTTTGCCAGAGGTAGATACCAAGATAATTTTGATGCGGCAACTGGTGAACTACTTCCTGGAAAAGAAATATATAGCGGTGGTCTTTTTGGTCGCATTAATACCATGGGTAAAGTCATGGATTACGAAAAGCAAGTAGATGCTTTTAAAGCTTTAGGTCCAAGGAATCCAGCTAGTTATACCAGAGGAGAGGCAAGAATAGCCAGAAGAGCAGAGAGGGCAGCTACTAAACTATCTAAATTTGATGATAGTCTTATAAAACTCGGTCGAGCAACTGGAGCTCAATTTGCTAAAACTGGCGCAACACAATATGCAACATCTGCAGCCAGTAGTGTTACCGGAATAGGACCTATTGGTTCTATCTCTGACGACGTTATTAGTGGAATACTTAAAACCGGAGCAGCAGACGTCCAAATAGGGGCAGCTGCCCAAAATATGGGTAGAGTAAAAGCACTCTCTCAAACTATGAGAGGTTTTATTCCCCGAGGAATTTTTGAAAGTACAGCTACATTGGCCGGAAGAGGTGCTGAAATGGCTGGGACTAAAGGTTTTGATAAAGTTGCGAATACATTTGCCAAAGCTATGGAAGGTTCCAGAATTGGATTTACTGGTGGAGGAATCAGCAGCCTAGATGATATTGGCCACATTGGCAGAACTGCTTATGGGGCAACAGGTTATGCCGACGATGCAATGAACCTGCTTAAATCTAATAATGTTGGAGCAATCAGAGGTGCAGCAGGAAGACTTGGTGCTGATGCTTTTGCTAGAAAAGAATTTGGCACTGCTGCAAAAATGGCTGGCCAATATGCAGGAACTTTTGGACCTATGGCTGGAAAGGCTTTGGGAGCATTTGGTACAGCTTCCATGGTCTATGATATTGGTAAAGGCGTAGGAAAGATGATGATGGGAGGCGTCAATTTTGGTAAAGATGCGCTAAAATCTATGCAGGGAAGTATGAACAAACCATTATTTGGAGCAGGATTTAAAGACAATGAAGTTGCAGCGACATCAAGATCTAGAGGCGTTATGGCTATTCAAAACTCAAGACTTAATGCAAGAAGCTCACTTGGATCAGAGGGTGCTATGATGGCAGCACATTTTGGATAATTTATGAGCGCAACATTATCATCAAAAACTAAAAAGTTTAGAGAAGATTTAGAAAAACTATCTAGAGAAGATTTATTAGAAATAATAAAAGATCAAGATATAGAAACATTCAAACAAATTAATAGAATTGAATGGGTTTTTCAAAATAAATTAAATCATCTAACTTGGGCAGATGGAAGCACTATAACAGAACGTCCATTGACCAATAAAGAGTTATCTCTTTTAGTTGACGAACCATTTGATCTTGATATGGATCTTTTAGATCTTGGAATCTCTGGAGAACAACAAAGGCAGATACACATAGCTAAAGACCCGTGCGTGTGGGCAAGACAATTCTTACAAGCAGAAACAAGAGTCTATCAAACTCTAATCTTAAGAGACCCTGCACTCAGAAAAGTTTTAAGAGCTGGTCGTCGTCTTGGTAAAACATTTAGTATGGCTGTTTACCTATTGCACTATAGTTATACTCATAAAGATGGCAGATGTCTTGTTATTGCGCCAATGAAGTCTCACGTTGAATTAATCTATCAGGAAATTCTAAGACTTGCATCTAAGAATGAAATTGTAATGAACTCTATAGTTAGAAAAGTTACAAGCCCTCAATTCATGATTCAGTTCTCTAATGGATCAACAATTAGATTCTTTACATCTGGTATGCGTTCTGGCGGAAAGTCTGACGTAGCTCGTGGTCAGGAAGCACACGTTATTGTTCTTGACGAAATGGACTACATGCACGCAGATGACCTTGATGCATTATATGCAATGCTTCAGAAAACGGCAGAAGACCAACCGGACAAAGTTTTGATTGGAGCTTCAACGCCAACTGGTAGAAGAGAACGCTTTTGGGAATGGTGTAGATCAGAAAGATTTAAAGAGTTTTGGTTTCCATCATATTGCAACCCATATTTTGCTAAAGAGCAAGAAGACGAATTTAGGGAACAGTATTCAGAAATAGGATACAGACATGAAATTGAAGCTGACTGGGGCGAAGACGCAGAAGGTGTATACCCAAGAAAATATGTTGATAAAGCTTTCATAGAACCAAACTGGAATTATGATGCCGAGTTAAAGTCAGCTAGATCTTTTCACGTCATAGGAGTTGACTGGGACAAGTACGGAGCAGGTACGAACATAGTTGTTCTAGAGGTGTGCTCAGACACCTATGAGGAGGAAAGATTCAGAAACAAAGTCAGACTTGCCTATAGAGAAGAAATAGAAAGATCTGAATATACATTAACTAAAGCAGTTTCTAGAATTGTTGATTTAAATAATATTTTTATACCAAAACATATTTATGTAGACAGAGGTTACGGAGAAGTGCAAGTAGAGCTTTTGCATAAGTACGGTGTTGAAAATCCTCTTTCTGGATTAAAACAAAAAGTAAAAGGCGTTGGATTTGGAGAGTCTATAGATCTAAGAGATCCATACACTAAACAGGTTGTTAAAAAAGAAATTAAACCATACATGGTAGATAACTTAAGACAATATCTTGAAAAAGAATTATTAATGATTCCGGAAAAAGATAATGAAATGTATATGCAATTAATATCTTATGTTGTATTAAGAACTACTCAAACTGGTAGACCAGTATTCGAAGCAGGCGGATCAGCACAAGATCACGCGCACGATGCATTAATCCTAGCTTTACTTTCTATAACTCAAAACTATGGAGATTTACACAAAGCAAGGTACACTACGACTACTAGCTCATTCTCCAATACGTTCTTTATGCCAGGAAGTGGCGATAGAGAAGATGATGATACTGACGCAAGCAAAACAAAAGTATCAAACAGAACAGACTCTTTGGGTGCAAAAACATCATTGAGAAAAAGTTTTAGCAGACGTGCAAGTGCACCAATTAAAAGACAGGTGTTTTAACAATGGCAAACTATGGACTGGGAAATTCTAGCGCAGTAGAGAATGTTTTCAATGACCCATATTCTGACGTATCTTCTTTTAACTCTGTAGAAAAAAGACTGAATGAAGCAGGCGTAGAAGATTCTAATAAATTAGTAAATTATACTAACATTTCACAAACTCCAATTGGGCAAGTCAGATCTTACATATTTGACTGTGATCAAATTATTAAGAAATTAATTCAAGAGTTGGATGATAACCTACTTAAGGTTAATATCAATGCATATTTTTCTGTGGAGATGGAAATTGCCCATAACGCAGTTTGGCAAGATGCACAAAAGTATTATGGAAATCAACAAGATGGTGACAACACATTTACTACCATGGAAGTAAAGTCTGCTCCAGATTTTATTTGTTACAGACAATACACCTACGCACAAGAGCACAAGTGCAGAGCTTGTAGAGAGTTTGTAAAGCAATATGACATAGCTATTTCTCATACCAGTTTTGGACATTTAATAAGTCTAAAAAAAATACTAAACTACATTAATAGTG